TGTTTAATGTGAATGAGTATAAAAACAATAAAAAATAAAGGTAAAAGGTAAAAAATGAACGAATTAATTAAAATTAACAAGAATCAAGAAGGAATGGACACAGTAAATGCTAGAGAGCTGCATGAATTCTTGGAAATTACTTCGGAATTTCGGGATTGGATTAAGAATCAAATTAAGTCAATCGGATTTGAAGAAAATATTGATTACACTATAATGGGGGGTAAAAATTTACACCCCATTATAGAGGATAAATTTTTATCCTCTACTAAAGAGTATTATGTTACAGTAGATATGGCAAAAGAACTTTCAATGCTGACTCGAAGTGAAAAAGGTAAAGAGGCAAGGAAATATTTTATCGACTGTGAAATGAAATTAGTAAAAATCAAAGAAAATCTGCCTGCAATGATAAAAGAAAACCAAACTAGCGAGATTCTACTGCAAAAAACTAAAGAACAGTATTATAAACTTTTATCATCAAATCGTAGACAACATCACCAGCTTCAACGATTGACCGATTCCAGCCACATGCTATCAAGCGATATGCAGAACTTAGGATCGACTGTAAAAAAAGGAAATAAGAAACAAGTCATAGAACTAAAAGATATGGCTATTCTTGCAGATATGATTGTTGATAGGCTGGACGTAAGAATAAGCGAAATAATAGAAGATTTAAACAGGATTTCAAATGAATAAAACGAATAAAAAAAACACAATTCAACGACTAAAACTCGAAATAGAAATCAGAGATAAAATAATAGGGCTGCTGTTGCGGGAATGTGTCGAACGAAAAATAACCTTGCCAGATTTCATTGCAACTCCTTTGGCAATATTGTACGGAAAAGAGAATCCGGGGGCTTCAAATGAATAGACCTTTCAAATGCAATTGCGGTCGATTCTTCACTGACTACAGCCATAATCAATATCTTTGTATATGTGGCCTTATGTGGGAAAAACTTTCTGAAAATAAATGGAGGATAATCGGTGACTACAAAGAATACAAAAAAGAAGACGACAGCTAAACCAGCTAAAATAGAATCAGCTTTTGATGGCTTGTCTGATAAACATAAATTATTTGTTATGAATCATATAAAGAACATGGGAAATCAAACCCGTGCCTACATGGACACATACCCTAATGCTCAGTACGATACTGCAAGAGCTAAGTCCTCAGAGCTGGTATCAAAGGATAACGTTAAAAGAGCTATTGACGAAAAGAACTTAGAAGTCTATGCCGATATAATGACCGACCTTGAAAAGAATAAAACCTATCAACTGATTAAATCAATTGGAGACTCAACTATTGCCGATGTTATTGATTTGGAAGGTGGTTCCTTAAAAGTTAAGAGCTTAAGTGATATACCAGAGACAGCCCTTCACTCTATCCAGTCAATTGCTATGGATGAAAAAGACGGGAGCAACGGGTATAGTAAGAACCTAAAAGTTACTATGCATAATAAACTAAACGCCCTCAAAGCACGTGCCGAGATTCAAAAGCTTATTGACCCAAAGGCTGAGGTGCAAAAATTAGAAATAATAGTCAAGCCTGCTCAAAGACCTGATGACAAAGAAGAATGAAAATAAATGTAGATTTCTCTAATTTTTATAGTTTAATGAATCCTGTCTTTTGGGATTTTTTTGAGGATAAAAGTAGGGTGAGAATATCGTATGGCGGTGCTGGGTCTGGAAAATCTTATTTATCTTTTCAGGAAATAGTTTACAAAATAATTGCAGAGCCAGGACATAATTATCTAATATGCCGAAAAGTTGCGGCTACCAATAAAACATCCACGAATGCCCTTCTCATTCAGCTTCTAAGCGAATTGAAACTAACAAGTCTTTTCCTGATAAATAAAACAGATATGTCATTTACTGTAAAGAGTACTGGGAATATGATAGTGCTAAAAGGCTTAGATGATATTGAGAAGATTAAAAGTTTTACCTTCCCAAAAGGGATTTTAACTGATGTTGTAATTGAAGAGGCAAGTGAAATAACACAAAAAGATTTTGACCAATTAAATGCTAGGCTGAGGGGTGTTAGAACTGGAGAGCAGGCTAAAATTCCTTTTCAAATAACAATGCTTTTAAATCCTATAATTAATACTCATTGGATTAAGCGGGAATTTCTTGATATAAAATCTTATCAAAAATCTTTTCCTGTTTTGGTTTTAAAAACAACGTATCTTGATAATAATTTTATAGACGATGATTATAAGGCAGTTTTAGAAGGATATAAAGACATTGATTATGAATTCTACAGAGTCTACTGTCTCGGAGATTGGGGTAATTTCGGAAATGTTATATTTAGTAATTGGTCATTTGGGGAGTGCCCTTATAGGGAGGAAGATTTCGATGCAATTTATAACGGGCAAGATTTCGGTTTCGAACACCCAAATATAATTATAAAGATAGGATTTAAGGATGGTACAATGTACACATATAATGAATTGTGTTCCTATCAGAAAACAAACAAAGAAATAATTGAAGATAATAAAGAATTTGACATATTACATGAGAGAGAAACTGTTTTTTGCGATAGTGCCCAGCCGTCCATGATTAAAGAGTGGCAGCAGAATGGGTATGGTGCTTTGCCGGCCGTAAAGGGCAAGGACTCAGTTTCAAGAGGAATAGACTTTATTAAAACACAAAAATGGATTATTGATGATAGTAAGTGCCCCAGGACAGCTCAAGAGGTGCAAACTTATCACAGAAAAGAGGATAAGGATGGTAATATTTTGGAAGAGCCTGTTAAGATTGACGATGATGCAATGGATGCCCACAGGTACGCCTTAGAGCCACTGTCAAGGATGAAAGGCAAGCCCTCAGTCCTATCGGGTAAGCGGTCAAACTCCAAGAAGGACTTGATTGATGCAAAGAGAGAAGAGCGTAAAAAGATCAGAGAAATAAAAAAAATACAAAGAAAAGAAAAAAAAGAATTGACTAAAACTAAATAAAGTGTCTATATAGGCATAGGGGTAAAAACGATGAGAATTGATAGAAAATGTTTTGGGTGTAGACATAAAGATTCCTTTTTTTGCAAGGTGTGTAATGATTATGAATTTTTTCAACCGATAGAAGATGACGAGGATGAAAAGTCTTCTTTCGGGGGCTTTGGTGATTTTACTGAAGACGAAGAAGAAGAGGACATTATAAACTCACCCGGTCATTATATTCAGGGTAATAATTTTGAAGTCATTGAAGTGATTGAAGACTGGGAATTGGATTACATTGAAGGGAACATAATTAAGTACATTGCGAGGTATAAACACAAAAACGGAAAAGAAGATTTAGAAAAGGCTCGCTGGTACCTCAATAGGCTGATAGAAAATTGTGGTTAAAATAACCGAAGACAACTTTCAAATAAAGATAGGGGTTTACAAAATATATAAATGTCCACGGTGCGATGGAAATGATTTGAAAACTAATTATCATTTTTGCCCGCACTGTGGAGCAGATCTTGAATTTTTGGTGAGATAAAAATGTCGAAAATGAGATGTGAGCAAATTGGTGGGTATACGGTATTTTTGGATCAAACCTACTATATAAGTTATGCCGGCGGGTCGAGAGAATTACCCAAAAAACAACAATCAGACTGGGACAAAACTAATCAACTCCCAGGACTATTACAAATTAAAGAGAGAAATAAGCTTGGAATGGACGGGAATCCTAATGTTGTCCCGATAAAAGGCGTTAAGCTTATATCGTTTTTTAAAGAACTTGGATTTGTACCATTTTTTGACAGGGCTTTTGCTTCAACTGGGGTCTTGCAGCTCACTGATGTTTTCGTATTTGAAAAACTTAAAGCTTCTGCAAAGCAATGGTAAAAATAAAAATTAAAGGAGAAAAAAATGAAATTCGAAGAAGCGTTTGATTTGGTTTTTGATGATATGAGGCAGAGAAGTGAAGTTAAAGGTGAAAAATTTTCAGTAAATCCTCCTACAGCAAAAATTCTTGCTTTTTTTTGGAATATGTTGGCAGTATCAATAAAGGACGATCAGATACGTCTTGATGATCTGGCATATCTCAGTGACTATCACGACATAATATCAATTCCATTGAAAAAAGACAAAAAGGCCCCAAAGGACAAAAAAGACAAAAAGGACAAGTGATTTTAATACTTGACAAATATATGATAATTTTTTAATATATTGTAATATATTTGTATACCCTTGGAAAAAGTCTGCACTCAAAAAGACAGCCAAAAAAGATACTAGAATGAAGGCTGCTAATGAGTCGAAAAAAACCAAAAAAATCAAAAGCTGATAATAATAAGTCTTCAATGCCTCTTGATTGGGGCAAGGCCATTAATGAGGCTAAGGACTCAGTCAAGCATTTAGACAGAAAAATTAAAAAATCGGTCGGAAAAGGAATGCAATTCGACTGGCTTAACAATACCAGCTTTAATAGTGTTGTTTACCCTAGAGACAGCATCCCTCCCAGACTGCTTAGATTGGTTGAAAAGCGTAATGGAATTGTAGGCGCAGCTATAACACTCAGAATCCAACAAGCTATAGAATTCTCCCACATTTCAAATGATAAAGACGTCCCTGGCTGGGAGATTATATTAAAAGATCCTAAAGAAATAATATCACCAGAACAGACAAAACAAAAAGATTTCCTTGAAAGATTTATCAAAGACACTTGCGTTCCTGGATATAATGGACTGCAAACACCTACTGATACGATAAAAGACCTTTTAATTAAATATGTTAGAGACAGACTGCTTATTGATAAAATTTGCTGGGAAGTGGAACGTAATCAAAAAGGGGAGGCTGCTGCGCTATGGGTTATGGACGGGGCTACAATATTACCTGTTTTACCTGGTGGTTTCTATGGATCAGCCTCACAGATAGGAATCAGCACGGGGGCTGGATATAGTAAATTATCAGAGGAAATTAGGAAAGCAAAACTTGATGGACTACCCCCACTTGAAGAGGTTGCATATATTCAGGAATTGTTATATGGCTCGTCAGGTGGTGGGATTACAGCGGCATTCAAAGAAACTGATCTAATCTATGATTTAGGCAATGAGCTGAATGATATCAGATATTATAAGCAAGGAATGAGTGTTGTTGAGAAGGCTAATATTGCCGTTGTTGCATTTATAAATTCTATTACATTCAATTCAAATGGACTATCCAGGGGACATATACCTAAAATTGCAATTGCTATGGGAAAAGAATCTGGATTTACAACAGATCAGCTTGAAGACGCTCAAGATGAATGGTCAGCTAACTTTGAAGCTATGGACGGACAGTGGAATATCCCTCTTTTAAATTCAGACGCTAAGGTCCTTAACCTACTTCCTAATAACCGTGACATGGAATATCAGCAGTATATGGAGTTCACAGGAGCGCTAATCTGTTCTATCATGGGTGTTGATTCCTCAGAGCTTGGGCTTAGGCTTAGTCAGGCACAATCAGTAATGAGTGAGAATACAGACGGCAAACAGGTATTTTCTAAAAACCGTGGCGTTCGTGAGATGCTTGGCGGTTTTACATATATAGTAAACAGATTTCTTAAAATCTCAGGCTACGACTTTGCGGATGATTTTAAATTTACTTTTAATGGTCTATCCACTGAGGACAAAAGTCATGAGGCTGAATTATTAAAGCAAAAAGTAATGACCCATATGACAGTTGATGAAGTCAGGGCAGAAAAAGATTTAAAACCTTTACCTGATGGATTGGGTGATATTATTCTTGATTCTGTTTTCCTACAGAATAAACAAGCCGCTGCTATGGCAGGGCAAGAGGGTGAGGGTGAAGAGGGCTTTGGTGATTTTACTGAAGACGAAGAGGAAGAGGAAACTTTTAACGATAAAGAAATGAATGGCATGGTTGACGAAGCAATGAACGGCATGGAAAAAGCTGTAAGATTAATATAGAGGATTGAAATAATGGCAACAGGAAGAAATTTAAGATATTGTGAAGTTTTACATGATAGTACATATTATGATGTAATTATTGCAGTTAATAATTTAGACGAAGTTAATGATGTATTGCAGGAATGGGCTTTGGCTAATACCAGTATTGGTGAGGCGTTAGACTTGCCTGAAGCACTGATTGTAAACACTGAGGCTAAAGATATAAACCTTGCCGCTAAAAGCATTGATAGTTTTGTATATGTAAAAAGTGCGGTTAGTGCTTATGAATCTTTTCCACGGTACGCAGGGGTGTCAGGGACATTCCCAACCTTGCCTAAAGTATTGGCATCAAGCCTTTACGTAATGCCTGAGATTACAGCGTATTTATATTCTACCGTAACACATTCAGGGATCTTTGGAGAATACACAATCCCTACAGCAAGCTTTGCATTAGTTGAAAATCAAGTTAATTACATTGGCGTTGCATATACAGCAGGCGTTCCTATTTATGTTTTATATACAGATCAAGACAGCTTTGACTATAGCTCAATAATCCCAGTTACCGCAGTATTTTATTTTGATTCCGAATTAAATGTTTGTCCTTATGGTCAAGCAGGTTATGGACTAGCTGAAAAGCTTATTGAAATTCAAGACAAAAGGTCAGAGTTTAAAATTACTGAGGATTTCACAGTTGTAACTGGAGCTGGAAATTATGTTGAATTATCAGCATTGACAGTTAGCAAAGGAGCAAATGAGATAGAGTGCCTTGTGATGGATACAGAAACAGCCGATAATGATATGTGGCTATGGTATAAAGACGGGTCTGCGGTTTGGCAAAAAGCAGAAAGTGATACTATAAATAATACTCAATACCAAGGTACAGGCTTGCAAACACTCGGAGCTGGAGCTTTTGTAATAAATTATCTTTTCAGGGTAATTGACGATGCTAACCTTTTAATATTCAATGTTCTATCGGGATCATTTGCAACATTGGCAGCAGCCAAAGATTCAGATATGATTACGGACCTTCCAGATGCAATAAAAGAGGGAGCTGTCTTGGTTGGCAGAATGATAGTTGAGCAGGCATCAAGCACGCCAACAGTACAAAAAATTCAAAGGGTAAGTCCCTTTGCAACGGTGGTATAAATTATGGCAAGCCAAGATCCTACAGTATTAACTAAAGACGTATGGACAAAGATATTAGGCTAAAATTTTCGTTTACCCCTACGGGTGGTGCATTAAATACTTTCACAGAATTTATTGGAGCAAGTTTGAAAAAAGATAAAGCGGCAGGAAGTGGACCTGGTACAGATTTTATTTTCAATGTAGGTACAAGAATTTCAGTAGATGGATTGAGTTCAGATGGTCCAGGTGATACCTGTTATGTATTTTTAGAAATTCAAGAAATATAAATAAGTAAAAGAAGGGAAAAAATGACAGATAAAGAGATGAAAAAAGAAATAAAAGCAATAAAGGAATTCACTAAAGAGTTAATTGCCGATCCAGAAAAACTAAATGATTTTTTAGTATCAACTGGAATATACACCAAAAACGGAAATCTTACCAAACACTATAAATAATACGTGAAAGAAGGGACAAATGAAATGTCAAACCTATCATTGCAAGAGCTTATATTTTTATTTAAAATTATCACTTACTTTATTGGCATTATCGGGGGCATTATTGTTTTCAGTATCAGTGCTATTGGCTTTTTCTTCAGATCAGATCGAAAAAGAAATTACACAGAACATCAAAATCTATTCGCAAAAACAGATGACAACGGCGAAA